CGCCTTTGAAGTCTCTCTGTATTATACGGAGAAGACTTTGCTTCACAAGTGAGAATCTCACTGAAAAGCACAGGACGTAGAAGCAGAGCTTCGATGTCCTCCTTCATTAGCCAACCCATTTGGTTGAGCTTTGAAGCTATCACAGTATCGGGCAAAGACCCGAAGTTGTGATCTCTCTTAAGTTCCCGGTAGCTTTTGCTACGGAACATAAGATAGAACCCCATCTGATCTAAGATAGATGGGATTCTCGTCTCAAGTGAATCCTTAAGGGTATAACCCCTAAAACTCGCATTGCGAGGGAGGCACTTGAAATCTCGCAGCACCCCTTCTGGGAGTGACTTGTTGAGATATTCCTGAATGAGCCATTGGCTCACTTTTGGAAGCCTGACCGACATCTCTTTGAGGTCTAAGTCAGTATACAAATCCAATCCACCAAAAGTGGAAGGGAGAAGTAAATGCCAAAACGTACTAGTGGTACGGTCTGGCAGCAGAGGCCCCATCCTTTGGATGAAGCGGTCTCTGATCAGATTCCTGGTTTTACCAGGCAATACTGATTCTGGTAAGTAGCGTAGCTCCTTACCTAGTGATCTAGCCTTGCCGATGGCAACGTTTCGATCATTTACTACCTCCGTCGACTTACTAGTCGGGGATAGTAAACGAACCTTCACGGACTCAATCCATGGATGGTTCTCATAGTCATGAATAATGTCCATGACTCTGAAACGCCTGATTAACTTTTTAGTTTCCAGGAGTTTTTCGGTATACCGGCCTACGTGGTCGTGGATACCGTGTTTATCAGGCGAGGGCTCGGACCCTAGCTCGATAAAAACGCTGGTTATCTCATTGAGATAATCTCGCGGTCCGATGGCGAGGACATCGTCCCCGCCAACGTGAAACGTCCGCCAAGACGTTTCTTCATGGCGGGGGCCAAAGGTCCTCTGCCATGCAATTTCCTCAGCTATAAGCTGATGGAAAGTTAGAGTCGATTTCGTGAGTGGTTCACCCATCATCGACCCTCTTTGAGTTACGTGGACTTCGTCCCCTAACTCAAATACTCTAGGCGCACATAGAATGTTCGCCGCGAGTGTCAACCCGGGAACTTTAAATTCCTGGTCGACTACCCCCCATATAGCTCTTACTATCTGGTGGGGAAAGTGGTCGGTAGCCTCTTTGAGGTCCGAGCACATTAAGGTACTATCCGGTGGATAGTCCTTATTCTCGGCCAGGTAGAGCGAAGCCCATGCCTGGTTCGAGCGCGTTAAACTACTAACACAGTTAGGTAGTTTAGCTAACAGGTTCCTACTCATATGAGCGGGTCCCTGTTGTAGGACCGAGACATACCACTCTGTGATAGTCACGATCCTTACCTTGCAGCCAGGCTCAGCAACGCTAGCTAGCCGCATAGGATATGCCTTATTCCTAAACGATCGTTCAGTGATTAAGGCAGCACAGTAGATCTGATCGCCTAAGGCGTAATCAAATCCCTGTTTTACCAGCCCTTTCTCAGAGAGATAGGTTACTGGCAAATCCTCCCCTAATTCTATTGTTTTAGGGTAGAACATATGGGGGTGGCTCTCTGGAGTCGCTCCCATAGACAAGTAATCTTCCTCGTCATAGCGAGTAAGATACTTTTCGCCCTTCAGCCAAGAGGTTAAAGGACGATCTCTACACCAATACCGCCATCGCGGTTGCCCCTTCGGGCAGTACAAAGTACAATGGTCTAGTTTGATCTCCTCATCGTCCAATGGACAATGTTGGAGAATAGGAAGAGCATTCTCGAGAATGTCTTTTCCTCGACCTCCTTCGTCTACTTTGTAGTCGTAGGAGGCTGAAGTACTAAGGGATATATGTCCCCCATGTACTGATCCGCCGTAGGACTTAATCCTCTGGCAGATTGTCTCGGTGGCTCTTCTGACCTCACCGAGTAGTGCGTCACTACACCTATAAGGCGTCGTGACGATTTCCTTAAATCGAGCCAAGCTCTTTCTGAGGACGTCATTCCCGCCAGCTGGTAGCTGGCGGCTAGACATCAACCCAGATAAGCTCGACAATGTCGATTTATCGGGATTACCTAGAAGTAGTCTCTTGACTACCTTTAGGTCGAACAATGCTGAGAAGAACCCAGTGGGTTTTGATACTTCTTCAGCATTGATTTTTCGGAATAGGAATAATCCAAAGGACTTCCATTCCTTAGTTAACTTGGTGAGCCCATAGGGTCCCGAGTTAAGTATAGCCCTGAGGGCTTTTCTCACTGCTCTCTTTTGGACTTCGTCCGAGAACAGTGATGGATCTGCCACTAATAAAGAGTCAATAACTCCGTGACAGAATTCAATAATCCTACCGATCTCCGCCTCCGGGCGGGACGATAGGATTCGGACAGTCGAGGCCTTGAGACCAAGACTGCCCAAGATCCTCGATAGCTTATCTCTATCGAGTCTCTTTTTGCGCTTACCATCCTCGTGGATTACGTAAGTGCAATGGGCCAAAAGCCCGTTCCTGGGCGGTAACCAATAGTCACCGTTCAGGTAGGTCTCCGGTACAAAGTACCGGAACGACCGAATTGGTTTTCCCACCCCATTCCTAAGAATTGGGGTTCGCGGAAAATTCAAAACGG